GTACATACCATTTGCTGTAGTACCAACAATGAGAATAGCAGTATTACCAGCCAATTCGGTGGTAAATGTAGATGAATTATTACCTGTAACATTGAATGAACCATTGGTGACATCCATACCGCCAGTGCCTAGAGTGAGCAATCTGGTGTGTGTATTCATCGTTACAACTGGTGTGGTTGCAATTGTCTCAAGGTCAAGTTGAATTCGATCTGTGACTGATGATTCATAATCTATTGTTGGAATTGTAATATCAACATCTGTAAGTGATTCAATCCTACCAAACATTTTAGTACCGGCTGGATGTAAAATATCCTGTACCAATTTACGGTATGTGTTTGTTGACTGATTAGATTCAATCTCGTATGAGAATTCCTGATAATAGAAATTATCCTGAAGTTTATTGTTATAGGATAACCAACCCTTCGTATCAATATATTTACCGGAATAATTTACTACACCAGAAACATTTGGATTAGCAAGAGCATCAGCTGTACCGGATCTTGTAATATTTGTAATTGTTACAAGATCATATCTACTGAAATCAGCACCAAAATTAACAACACTTGCTGAAACAATAGAACCAGGTACATTATTTGCATGGACTACGGCATTTAGACCTTTACTACCACCAGACCCATCTGGTAATAAAAGACTTGCAACTAATGGTTCTGTAATTGTGGCTGATGGAACAGTGGAATATCCAATACCGTAATTAGTTGTAGTTATAGATGAAATTGTGCCTACAGTAGTATTTTGAAAATTTAATGCAGCATTGAGTGGTGTGCTTACATTTGCAATGGCAAGATTTGCTGATACTGATGCTGTATTTGCGCCAAGTGAGACAAAGGTTGGGCCAGTATTAATCACAACACTTGCCATTGGTTCAATCAGATCTTGGTTAAGATTTAATATCTCTGTGTTTGTAAGAGCGTCAATGGTAAATGATGTACCAGTACCGGTGCCACCAGTAATGACAATCTGAGCTCCGAGAGTATAACCAGAACCGCCATCATCTAAATACCACTGAACGGCACTATCGCCAGCAACTTCTGTTACAGAACCATTTGCACCTGAGCCTGATGCTGATGCGTAGGTAACAATGTCATCTACCTGATGAAAAGCACCACCATAAGTTACTGATACACTTTGTAGTGGGCCGGTTGCACTAATAATGGTGGCAAATACCGTGGCATCACCTTCGAGTTGGATTTTTTCATTATCCTGGAAAGTACCAATAATATCAAGCAAAAAGATTTCATCAACGATAATACCACTCGAACTCGTCTGTACAATTTTATCAACACGGGCTGTAGCACCGCTTGTTTGACCAACAATATTTTTATTTTCAAATAATGAAACAGCTCCGGCACGAGGAGCAGAAACACGAACCGAACTTTCTAAGACCCACCGACCATCCGATGCCCGAAGAATATCCTCACCGGGATAATAAAATTCTATTTCTTCATTATAAAGAATTCGAAAGAGTAATCTATAAGATGATTCAGAACCACGAGCTCGGTAAACATCCTTTATATGTTTCGCTAATTTTTTTCTATCAGTAAGTGTAGCTCTTGGAATAGAACCTAAAATTTCACGATGAAAATATTCAAGATACTTATCGTAGGTATTATCAATATCCTGATAGTTTAGTAAATTCTTACTGACTTCAATAGCATTATTTGCCTGCTCCATCCATTCATAATATGATTTGAGGAAAGCAGCAAATACTGGACCATCATCACGAACGTGAAATGGTAATTGATTCTCAATAAGATTTGATATTTTCTTATCAGTTGACATTAGTAAACAATCGGATAGAGACCAGGATCAATGACTGTAGTAGTGACACCAGTTGTTGTTGCAGTAATAGATGATGCTACAACAACATTCGTCACATCATCGACGAGTGTTACATTTGCTCCAGCAATTAAGAGGATCTGATTACGAGCTGATAGTATATCGTTTTCAGCTGAATCTGCAAAGATACTCAAATAATCACCAGTATATGATGTTAATGAAAATGAATTTAAAGTTACAAGACCAGTTGAATAATTAACAGTACCTGCTGATGTATTTGTATAAGTTCTGGTAGAAGCACCAGTGATGTAATAAATCCTAATATTACCAAACCCATCATCATCGAGATAACTTGTTCTACCATCCTTAATAAATGAGCTGGATCTTAGTGCATAACGATGACCAGGATGCGGGTTATGCAATGCATTACCAAATGAAATATTATATGTTGAGGTAATGGATGTGCTCGGATTAAATCTTTTTTCAATTTCAATAGTTGTTTCATTGCCAACTACCGATGGATCTGCATCATCAATTGCCTTAATAAATCTTGAATATCTAAATCTTTTATTATCAAAAGTTCCAAGATTATTGGATTCAAAATTTACAATGGCATTTAAGATCTTTTGTTGTACAGCACCCACACTTAAAGTTGTTGCCGTATCATCAAATCTTGCGGTAATTGTAGGACGCACATAAAGATATGTAGCATCCACAAATTCAGGATCAATACTTAAGACATTATATTGTTTTAGATCAGTTTTAATCTGTGTTTTACGAGTTGATGAAATAGTGGTTCCATTTACTGGTTTGACTGAAATGTATACCTTACCATAAATTGGAGGATTATTTTCTTCCCCACCCCAAACACTTACTGATGATAGATCGCCATTATCTCTGAGAATAATTCTCTTATAATCATTTGCTAATACTGCACGATTTTGAGTCTCATAATTTTTTGGTGCATTAAACTTAACTGAATTAATACTTTCTACTGCAGCTCCACCTGAACTTGCTGCACTTACAGTCTTTGAAAAGTTAGAATATCCACCAACTGATGATGGATCAGTAAAGGTTGAAATATCATTACCCAGAGTACCATTACAGACTCTATAATTTACTACGACAATATTTCCATTTTGCGGTTTTTTACCAATAACATCATCACCGAAATAAATCTCGTAATAGTTATTTTCAATTTCCTGTAAAAAGAATACAGCCGAATTTGCCTGAACTTCTGTAATATCATTTGCCAAATTATAACGTGTAGATGATGGGTCAATAGCTGATTCCTGTACATCTACTGTAATAGAAGTTGTATCGATATCTTCATTTTCTAATTTAAATTTGTCAGTTTCGATATTATCTACAGTAAATCGATGTGTCAATGGCACACCTTCCACGACCGTAATAGTACCACTATAATTATCGTCTGAAGAAAAAGTAAATGCTTCTGGTGTCACAAATTTGAGTGTTTGACCATCGACTGTTGCCTGCCATTCAGTATTTTTTGCAACTGTTACTGATGCCGGTGAATCATTTGGTACTACGGTCAGAGTAAACTGAGTATTTGCGCCTCGTGCTGAACGAGGCATATAATTAAGCATCTTTGCTCTTGAAACAACACTATCTCTTAACTGGGCTGAGTCAAGAAACATTTCATTGCCAACCATGCTGGTATAAAATGCATTCTGATATGTATTATAGGATAAAAGATCCAATAAGAGACTAATTGCTGAACCTTCAAAATTAAAATCTAAAAATTCAGGCTGCTGCCGCAAATAATTCTTTAATGATAACTTGATATCATCAAAATCTAATTCTGTTACACTAATTGAAGAGTTTGCAGCCATTATCGAATTCTCTCTAACAATACATTTACCTCTAGCGGTTCTGGTATGGTTTGAACGCTAAATTTTATTTTTACGGAAAGAGCATTTTGATCCTCATAAACAGTCGTAATAATATCGTCAACAATTACCCGAGGTTCATAGTTTTCTAATGATACCCTAATATTCTTTGAAATATTGTATTCGGTAATTGGATCCATATTTTCAAAAAGTTGAGATAAAACATCTCCACCAAATTCTGGATTATATGGTCTTTCATAAAAATTTGTGAGTACGATATTTTTTACACTTTGTTTAATCGAGTCAGCATTGGCCAATACCCTCAGATTACCAGTAACCGGATGAACTGTCAGATTTAGAGGTATATCTCTAAAAATTTCTTGTTCGATTTCAGATTGTAATCTGCTATTTGCCATGATTCTACTCTTATTTTTTTATTATTTATAATGAATTTAACCATCTGGCGTAAAGACATTTGGCGAACCTGATGCAGTTGATGGACCACAATGCGGCGGAATTGGACAAAGAGCATCAGGTGCAGCTGTATCAGCAGTATGATTGACAACTAAGATACCCTCGCAGTAAACATTCTTTGCACTTGCATTTAATGCACCACCACCGTGTGTATTAGGATCGCCATTAACTGATATGAGCTTTCCATTTGCAAATACAGTGCTTTGCCCACTGACGATTGTAGTTGCACCACAAATTCTTGAGTCGCCGTGTCTATGTACAGGTATAGTCATTTTCTTACTCGTTTAGATAGATGTTAGGTCCGCCGATAATTGTAATATCGCCGCCTGCAGTTGTATCCTGGGTTGCACCATAATTTTCTGTAACCGCTTTCGTAACGTTTGATGTTTGAGTACCAGAAACAGTCTCAGTATGATTTCCTTTTACAACCACTGTCTTATTACCATCAACTTGAATGTCCCAGTTACCTTTAATATAAGTAAAACAATTACTGTCAATCGTTACATGACAGCTGCCTTTAATGTTCACATAATCAGATCCAGCAATGACAACGTAGTTATTTGCTACCACCCGAGTCGATTTTGTACCATCAGCATCTATTTCAGCATAAGTGCCGGCACGATGATATTCCTGTAATCGTTCGGCATCTGTAGTATCATCTACCTCTTTAATATGACCTGACTCACTCTCGTATACATGATTCTTTGGATAAGAGGTATTATATCTAGCAACTTCTTTGCTTGTAAGATCGGTGGTTTTTCTCTCGTTCCAAAATACAGTATTCGGATCTTGGTTGGCAATAGGAACTTCCAATGTGGCTGAGGTATCCTTTAAAGATAGCATTGGATGACTATCATTTCTGGCAAGTCTATTCGTATCAGGTCTAGCAGTCTCGTTTGTAACTGTGTCACGTGGGTAGATCGAAGTGTTTGGATCATCTGGTCTTGGGTTTGGATCATTAAATCCAAGTTTGGGATTGCCTTGTTCGGTTGGTATACCAGCAATGGAACCCATAATCACGGGCCTTTGTGCTTCCTCACCATCCAAAAAGAAACCAACTACCCATGATCCCTCAACGAGACCGGTTGCCGATTGGCCCACGTCTCCCATTGCGGCAGATGTAATAGCTTGAATGGGTTGTGCCCATGGTAAGTTATCGGTTGGTGTATCACCTTTGCTCTGGGAATGAAATCCATAACACCTTACACGACAACGTCCCAACTGTAAAGGATCATTACGATCCTCGACTACACCCATCCACCAAATAAATTGAGTTCCCATATTAAGCATTAAAAATCATCCAATGGTGGTAAAGGTTCTCTAGATTCTTCTTCGACTTTTTTACCATAAATATCTTTCACACATTCTATAGTAGTAAAAAAAGACATATCCTGAACATTAATTGTATGACGCACAGCTGTTACAAAAAACCTTTTGTTATAAAGTAAATTTGCTCTTCGTAAATATTCCTGCACTTCTGTATTCTGAGGCAGTGTAAGTTCTACTATTTGCCCAACCTCAAGATCACTATTTCCTGGAACTGTAACCTCAATTACAATATTGTTTAATTGAACTCGAGATAAAACATCATATGATAAAAACTCATGAAGTTTACGAGGGTTTCTTATTTGTTGATCTGTTTCGACTGCCGGATTGGCAAAGAATGGATCGTATACTTTTTCTTTTACATATGTCACCTGTCGTGGATCACCAATATTAGATGGTATAAAATATTTGTAGGACGATTTTGATACCTTCTTAAATACAGAATTTTTTGCATATAATTTCTCGTTAGGTTTCTTTTCCAAGTGTGAGAAATTTTCTGCATCTGTATCATATGTAAATGTAACTTCGGTAAACTTTTTTAGAATCGGATCAATCGTTTCAATATCATGGCTGTATAAACCATTCTCGATATTTTCAATCGTATCGAATTGTTTTAAAACTCGTACATCTTCAATTAGTTGCCGAGGGTGAATTACATCACCACCATCTGTGAGTGGTTTTTCGGTGGATGCCTCACTTAAATAAAACTTTTCAAATACCTCACCTTGCATGAGACTATCAATGGTTCTGAAATTCCAACCATCATACGATTCATAAAATACAAAATTAGATGCTTCACTGTTATCGTTTAAATTTTCAGATGAATCTAATTTACCTGCAAAATTATATGTGCTGAGATTTGAACCGGACTTTACCCTGCCTTCTCTTGCTGCCATATTAATTGCAGTAAAAGGTTTTTCACCTGGAAAATTAAGATTTAAATTTTGTAAACTATCTTGAACTTTTAGATTTTTCTTTTTTACAATATAATGTTCAGCCTCAGTTGGCTTAAGAAACTCATCGTAGATATTTCTTGTGATTACATCTGCTGTTAAATCCTTATAGGATTTCTTTACCGACAGTCGATGATTATTAATAACCTCTTGTGAAACACCGGACAAAACATATGTCTCGTTTCTTTCCGCACCTTTTTTACGATTACTTACTTTATAGATTCTAAAAATATATGTACGATAATCTAAAAAACCTGGTGTTCCTAATTTCAATGAAAGAGTTTCATCACCAACGATTGGTAGAAATTCCACAAGCCCCACAGCATCCGTAATTACGAGTTCACAATAAATCCCATTATCCATAAGATCATGGAATATATCTATGCCCATAACTATATCTTTAATGTTTAAGGCATTTTTACGAAAATTAAATAGATTACATTCAGCGAGATCTATATTTTTCGCATTATACCGCTGTGATGCTAAAGATGCCATTATTCAAAAATACTTTCAGCTTCAGATATAAAAAGATCAATATATTCAGATCTTAAAATCCGAATATTTCTTTTTGCATCATTTAATTCCTGTTCATACGTATAGTTAGATACCTCACGCTTGGAATCAACTGGCAAACCAGCATAGGTAGTTGCATCGACAATTATTTTCTTTTCTGGTACAATTGTGTTATCATAAAGGACTTGTTTTGCTTGATAGATCCATTCATAATGATGGATCGTATTTAGTGCAGATTCAACTGTAGTATATTTTGCTTTAATGAAATTAATAAATGGCTGATAATCTAGAGGCCAATCATAGTATGGATCCAATATATCATTCACAACATAAATGATCCAATCGAGAGTTACATCATCATAATATCTATGAGCAATAAATTGTGCAGTCTGACCTTCCTCAATATCGTGCCGATAATATACTGCGCTTCTGTCTCTCCATATATCCTTAATCTTATATCGGACCAAAGGATTTTGGATTGTTCTTGGCTTATTATTTTTTAACAGATCATAGTTAATCTGTGGATGATTTTGGAAAAAATGTGCCATTTTTATCTATCGCTTGCCTGAATATCACCACGTGTGATGATAGATGTCTCCTGGAATGATAGCTCTAATTGAACTGATACTGGTGCCTTTTTACCATCCTGACTTGTATGATACATTGGGCCATCTGGATGATAATTTACAGAAATGGATTTTAATACAGATGGAGCCATATTATAAAGAAAATCATCGTAATGAAAATCAACATCAAACTGGTCTGGATAAGATAGAAAAACAGACTGTCCAGCAACCTGGCCAGGTGTACCACGATCTGGAGCGGCATGATATTTTAGAACTCTCACAATATCATAAATTGATTGTGATTCTTTATAATTTCTTGCCACTAACTTCCAAGAAAAACTATGTTCTCTCATTGCCGGTGCATCATAAATAAGAGCCATAAACGGATTCCTTGCGATGCCAGCTCCACCTAATGCACCTTTTGTAATATTTTGTAGGACGGGTGTATTTTCTGCAACGTTTGTGACCTTTGTAGCTGCTGCAGCAATAAAGCCTTTAACATCTGAATCTTTTTTAATTTGATCAACAAGACTTTTAGCATCAAATTTACCTCTACGAACATCGCCAGCAACTGCGGCTCCAGCCTGTGCTGCAACAGCTCCCTCTGGGCCTAATGATTCTGCATTATAGCCATGGCTATATCCAGTAGCAAGGTTTGCAGGCATGGGCAAAAAGATTCTACAATAATCATCATTGATTGGAGAATCTTGTCTTTGCATTAATTTATGTGCAAAGACTCTAATTGCACACCAATGATCTAGGCTGGCAATATCATCGGGAAATCTTAAACTCTTCGCACCATCATTTCGCAGTTTGGAAGCAAGCGCTGTACCTCGAACTGCAGCGCCTTCATTTCTTTTTGGTATGATAGGAGATGCTTGGGTGCCCATATAAATAATCCTTTAGACCTTTTAAGATATTTATAATGGCAAGCCTCAAAGGTCGCTTTAAACCAAGAAATACCAGCAAATATAAAGGTGATCCCACGAATATCATCTATCGTAGCTCGTGGGAACTCAAGTTTATGAACTTCTGTGATTTAAGAGAAGATGTTTTACAATGGCAATCCGAAGAGTTTTTCATACCATATAAGAATCCAATAGATGGTAGAATGCATAGGTACTTTCCCGATTTTCTGGTAAAGGTACGTAATTCATCTGGTATTGTGGAAACATGGGTGGTCGAGATTAAACCTAGTCATCAGACAAAAGAACCACGGCCGCAAACACGTATGACTAAAAAATATCTTAATGAAGTCAAAACATATGCAATCAACAAATACAAATGGGATTATGCCGAAGATTGGTGTAAGGATCGTGGATACAAGTTTGTAATCTTTACGGAACGAGAACTCAATATCAAGTGAATCATTATAAATAATGAAAAGGAGTTTTCATGGTCGCATACGTTTTTGATCGAATCCTTGCACAAGGTGTAAAGGAAAATCAAATACCAGCACGAACAAATGCATCTCGAGAATGGTTTAGAGAGAGGGCTTCCTCTACTCGTATTTCTCCAAATGCATTAATTCGTGGTGCGGCTCAGAAGGAAGGCGGTAGCGCATTATTATCAAGACCGATTCAAGGTCAATCCGGTGTTGGTAGAATGTACATGTTCTTTTATGACCCCAAAACAAAAAGAGAATTACCATATTATGATAAGTTTCCATTGATCTTTATGCTGAAACCGCTTGAAGATGGATTCCTAGGTTTAAACTTACATTATCTACCACCTCAGCTTAGAGCAAGACTGATGGATGGTCTATATGATTTGACAACTGATAAAAGATATGATGAGAATACAAGACTTAGACTTTCATATGAGATATTACAATCAGCCGCCAAATTTCGTTTTTTTAAGCCTTGTGTTAAAAGATATTTAAAGAATCATGTGAGGTCAAGATTCGTACTGATAGATTCCACCGAATGGGACATGGCTCTATTTTTACCAACCGAAAGATTTGTTAAGGCAAATAAGAACAGTGTTTGGCGAGAGAGTCGTCAGGCAGTGCGAGGACGATAATGGCTTTCAATATTAATCAATTTACCGCTGCCATGAATGATAC